CCTCAACACCGCGCATGTGTGTGCCCCGGGACCGGCCAACTACATAGGAGTAATGCACCAAGATCCGTGGTTCCTGTTGCGAGAAGTCTATTGCGGCCCACTGCTCGCCCTCTTCTGGTAGAAACAGGCTGCGGATCATGGGGCCTAGCTCTGGGTCGCGGGCCGGGATTTGCTGTAGGTTGGGGTTGGACATGGATATTCGGCCCGATACGGTGCCGCCGTCATCCGATCTGATCTGGTTGATATGCCCGTGGATGCGCCCGTCTGCATGGCAGTGCTTCATAATTGTGTTGATGAAGGTGCCGCTAGTCTTGTTCAGGTTGCGGGCGCGGACAATAAGTTGTGCAAGTTCGTGCGGGTGGTCTGTCAGAAACGATTTAGTAAATGACGGTGAGTTTTTTTCTGTGCGCGGGTAGGGGATGCTGAGTTTGTCAAAGGCTTTTGCTATGGATGCAGCAGCCCAGAGCTCTACGTCCTGTCCTGCCACGCGCTTTATCTGCGCCAAGGTTTCTTTCTCGCGCTTGACCAACTGGTTGCGTGTGCGCTCTACGCGGTCTTGGTCTACCCGCACCCCTTTCCATGTCATGTCTATCAGGCAGGGTAGGAGCTTGAGCTCCAGATCAGCTATCGGCCAGAGCTCTTCTTTTGTTAGTTGAGCCGACAGGTACCCCCAAAGCTCTAGCGTTAGTTCCGCGTCGGCTTGTGCATATGGCCCGACATACATAGCAGGCATCTTCCACATCTCTGCTTTGGGGTCGAGGCCAAACTCGCGGGCAGCTTCTTGTAGTGTTTTCTCCTGTTTTACCTTCTTGAGCAGATCGTAAGACAGGGCGTTGAGGCTGTAGCTGAACCGGTTCTCATCTAGCAGGGCAGCTACCAGCATCGTGTCGATGATGCGCCCGTTGATGGTGAAGCCCATGCGCCGTATCCACCCCGCATCATACTGTGCGTTGTGCATGATCTTGTCGGCGGGGGACTCAAACACTTTCTTGAGCCACTTGCTGACGATGCGCTCATCAAGGTTGCCGCCATGCTCATGGCGAGTAGGTATGTAACCGGACCAGCCGTCCACGGCTATGGCGTAGCCGACTACCTCGCCGTCACCTGTGGGCCAGCCGGGGCCTTTGCTTTTGATATGAGGGTCGCGTGTTTCTACGTCTATGGCAATCTTTGGCGCACTAAAGATGTCCGGTAGCTCTGCCGGGGGCACCCACTCACTTTTTGGGGCGAACATCGCCATCTGTAAGGCCATTGCCTTCTCCTCCTAGTGCGCCGTAGCCGCAGATATCTACCCAGCTGTCTTGGTGGTCTGGCGTTACTATAAGCCTCGCCAGCTTCACCGCAACCATACATTGGTATACTTGTGAGACACTTACGTCGGTGTCGAGCAGCACAGACCACATCTTGGCTATGCGCTCGTGGTTCTCGTAGGCATCGCCGTAGTCTTGGGCCCGTGGGCCGTTGACTAAGCTCTCTGCCTTCTCAAGTATCTCTTTGCGGTTCATTGCGTCTTTTCCTTCGGGCTAACATGTCGTCTACATTTTTGGCACTCGTCTTTTGCATATCGGACGTTCCAGCATTTCCAGACGTTTCCGCAAATACACTCATATGTAAAATGAAAGGATTGGCTCATATCGAATAACTCCTATCAACATTCTCTGGCTCGACCAGATAGAGGTTCTGCTTGGTGCGGGTCACCCCGACATAGAACACCCGGTGCAAATCGTCAGGCGCTTGCTCTGCTGCTTTCTGTGCGGCGGGAGACAGGTCGGTGTACAGCACCACGTTGTCGGCCTCACCGCCCTTAGACCCGTGGATCGTGGACAGTGTAATTCGAGGCACTGCATTAAACTTTTCTCCCCGTCGCAAAAGTGCCGTGATGTATGCACGGTCAGTGCTGGGCAGCTTGTCCATTGCCTCGTGCCAGATGCAGTTACGAATGTATTCCATGCGAGGGGTGCCCACGATGTGGACAAATATAATAAGGCCGTGATGCGCGATCAGTTCATCCAACGACACAGTCTCATCATCGTCTAGGCCGGGTAGTTTTTTAAATCCGCGCTTGATTCTGTCACCGACGGACATATAACTGTAGATGGTTCGTGCAGCCTTGCCGGTAATCCTTTGACCTTTTCTCATTTGTTCCCAACCATTGACCGCTTCGCTCAGATTTTCTGAGATAGATCGTTTCCCGCGGTGGTTGAACAGGAAGCCTCGGCTTTTGAGATCTTGGGCAGTATTTGCCAAGAAGTAACCGGCTTGTGCTAGCACGAGCCACGAACCCCCAGAAAAGTCTAGGTAGTCTGTTGCCGGTATGCGCTGTACGCTGCCGGGGTCTTGGCGAGGCATGTAGGTCTTCGGGACGCGGCGGTGGATGCGTTTTGCTATGCGCTGCGCCATAGGGTGCACAGATGCTGGCACACGGTAGGACTGCTCCAAAACCTCGTAGCCGCCGTTGAGTCCGATGAAGTGCTCTACATCTGCGCCCGCCCACCGGTAGATGGCTTGGTCGTCATCCCCAGCGCAGTAGATGCGTTCAGAATGTTGCTCCAGTATGTGCGCTACGTCCCATTGCAGGGGCGACAAGTCCTGCGCCTCGTCTATAAATGTGATGGCAAGACGAGGGCAGAACTGTGCGCCTTCACGGACAAACACTTCTAGCATGTCTGTGAAGTCGTAAAGCTGGTGCCTGTTCTTGTATTCTAGCAGAGAGTCGGAGATGTATTTGACCGTAGTCCAGTCCATGTCCATCTGACTGTCGTCATACTGTTGTCGCAGGTCTATCTTACGAAGGCGGGCCAGATTGAGCAGGCCGATAACGGGGTTGCTGTTCTTGTTCAGATCAAAGACCTCATCACCATCTGACTTGTTGCTGTTCTCTCGCAGATCAAACCCGATAGCGTGGCCTAATTCTTTGTAGTGCTCGGCCTGCATCACTTGTTCTTGTCGTATGCCAGACAGGCGCAAAGCAAAGCTATGCAGGGTCCTGAACCACGGCAATTGCGGCGGCTCCAGATTGAACCGTTTACAGGCCCGCTCTACCGCCTCGTTTGCAGCCTGCCGGGTAAAGGCAAAATAGCCGACATGTAACGGGTCCACCCCAGACGACAGGGCCTCATCTACTTTGTTCAACAGCGCGGTGGTCTTGCCGGTGCCGGGCGGTCCGTAGATGCGGAATATTTTACTCTGTGTCATAGCCCTGCTCCGACAGCCGTTGTTTCAGCAGAGCAATGCTGCCCGCACCAAGGTTGGGGATGTTATCTATTTTCTTTTTTGGTACAGACCAACCGAAAACAGGAGCTTCAGCACGTTCGATAAACTCTTCAAAGGTCAGGTCGTACAGGCCCTCGTTTCTAAGGCAGTTGCGAACTCTACGAGGCAGAACGAGGTGGCACATTTTCGTGGGCTTGTCCAAACACTCAATCTCTTGCTTCCAGCGGATGTAACGTGAAACGGTTTCCACGATTTGTTCTACACGCTGGCGTGTTATTCCCAACTCATCTCCGATTGATTTGTATGTGCGAAGTTCCACAACACGTTGTTTATGTATGTAAAGATCACGATCTTTCATCAAAAGGGTGCCTCCCCTGTTCCGTTGCCAAAGCTTGGTGCGTTGATTTCTGTTTCTTCTTCGTCAAAAGCAGGCACTGACCAAACGCGAATCGGCCTGCTTTTGATTCGTAACAGTTGGCTTTGTCCGCCAATATCTCGCAGACGTTGCGCTATCTTGTGTGTCTTGTACTCAAAGAATTTGTTGCGCTTTAGAAATGCCTCAAAGTCTTTAAGCCTGAAGTAAGTCAGGCCGTCCTCTTCATCCGTCCACGGCTTCTTCAGTAGTATTTCTTCTTTGTCGTTGGCCTTCTGCATGTGAGCGCAGAACTCTTCCAAGTAGTCATTAAACTGACCGCTGATACTGGCATCTTCTGCAACGTCGATGATGGCGCTTTCATTTTCACGCATCTCATTCATCAACGCGCCGATCCGGCCCTCCCAGACAGGCTTGCCCACAGTGCGCGGCATAAAGTTAAGTTGCTCCAGACAGGCTTTCTGAAACGTCGCTTGGTTCAACAGAGCCTCGGTGTCTAGCTCCAAGGGCTCCCCGTTTACATCCAAAAACCAGACCGGCGGGTTGGAATTGTATTTGCGTAGATTAGCTATGGCCGCGCCTTGTATAGCCGCGCCAATCCCGTGTTTTCGGGTCTGACACAACTCTTTGTTACAATGTGTAACAATCGGTGCGTCACTGCACCGATAGGCGTAATCCTTCTTTTCAAGCTGCTTGGCGACTATGTTGACCTCGTTCAGAGGTAGCGGCGGGTCCAGATACTGCATGTTATATGTCAGTATCTCTGACTCCCAGCTATCTGGATAAGCCTTGCGTAAGTACACGCCAATATTAAACAGGCCATTGTTGCGCCCGCCCTCGGATATCATGCTTTTCAGCAGGAACTGAAGGCACGGCGGACCGTCCTTCATTGGGGACGTATCGCCGCTGTCACCTATCTGAAGCTTTGTCACCTGTTCCGGCGTCTGCTTGTGAGCCTCATACAGCGCGAAGAACTCTTCCAAGGTGCCAGAGGTGCCATCGTCCTTGATAGCGTAGCGTAGGCCGTCTTCTGCGTCGTAATACGGCAGGTTCAGAAAGTTACCTACGTCGTCGCGGTCTAGGTGCAGCTTGATCTGCTTTGGGAAGACCTCGCTCCCGCCGTAGCCCAGCGCAGCAGATATCTGTTGCAGCGTAGACTGCATGTCCTTGGCGTCGATCCAGTCGGTAGTAAACAGGAAACAGTGTGCGCCACCTGACTTTGACCGGCAGACCACCAAGGGCAGTTTAAGTTTGCGTATCTTCTCAACAAGCAGCTTGTGGTCGAGCGGGTATTGATCGACATCAATACAGCCCCAGACGCACTTGTTGTCTTCGTTAATGGGGATGATACCGACGCTGCGCCCCTTGCCGGACAGGTGGCCCTCCCAAAGAGCCGTGGTCCGTGGTTCGCGCACGATAGCAGCCCGCCCGGTATTCTTACCGTTCGCTTGTTGCTTCTCGACTTTGTATGTGCCGTAAGCAAGCTGTAGGCCATTAAATATGGCTGAAAAAGTATCAACTGACATGTGTGCCCCCAAAAAGGACGGGGCGGCAGGGTTCCGTGCTTCCCTACCGCCCCGACTTTTTAGAACGGTACGTCGTCGGAGTTGTTACCCCCGCCCACGGACTCGTCCTGATGCTTCACAACCACATCGCCCGCTGCGATAGATGCAGCAAACTCTTTGGCACGATTGTAAGTGGCGGCATCTTTTACCGGACCGGTACGGCTCATTTCCCAACCGTGCCAACTGCCCTTAGAGTTTTCCTCGCTAATTGTTTTCAGGTGGTACAAGTGACTGAAGCGTGGCGGTGTAAACGGTCCGTTCTTGCCTTGCATGGTCAGCGAAGAGATCATGCTGTTCCACTTGCGCGACTTCTTGAGTTGCGTAGACTTCATGGCAATCAGTGCGGTTTCAACCGTACCGTCTTCGTGCATGACCAAGACAAAGTGCTGATGCGTCTCTTCGATGTACTGTCCACTACCGTCTGTCAGATACTCTTTGTTATCTTCGGCAGACCGCTCCGTTTTTGGCATAGCTTCACCCGGTACGTAGATAGCCACGGGAGCGCCCGTTCCTTCGCCTCTGGGGGCCCATTGGATAAACCGACGCTGGTAGGCACATGGAATGACTTGTATGCCCTCCTTGCCCTTTAAAACGGCACCAGTGACGCTGTTATAAATATCACCTTTGCGGGCGTCCTCCAGATGGTCTAGTTCCTTACTCATGCCGCCTAGAACTTTTAGGAACGGCAGGGCAAGGTCTTCTTGACCCATGTTTTCCAAACCTGCTCCGGCATCTGCCTCAAACATGGTTGGATCGAACTGAATTACTTCAGCAGTCTTGGTCGCAGCGACCTCATTTTTCTTATCAGCCATTTTATTTACCTCTCTTGACAATAGCTCTTTGCCCGATAAATGCCCCGAAGAGCTCCATTGGGAAGTCGTCACCATTTTCAACACGTTCCTTGACAAAGGCACGAAGCGTTTGGTGGTGGATTTCTGTCTTTTGATTCGGCTCGTAGCCTTCTTTTTTGGCAAAATCTTGGAAGGCCGACGCTTTGTCGTCTTCGCCCCTGCCAAATTCGCACGTGACCGTATTCTTGATGATGTCGTCATAACCCTTCTCCCGTAACCACTCGTAGGCTTTGGGACGGTTATCCAGCAGAATTGTCGCCCCATAAGTTTGCTTGACAGTAACTTCAGACCCATCATCCAACGTCATGCTGGATAGACCGATTTCTGCCAACATGGTCGGCAGTTCTTCATCTGTCATCTTACGGAGTTTTTTGCGGGCACTTTTAAGGTCCGCTTCAAGAGAGTCTATGTATTCCTCTTCTTGACGTATGGCTTTTGCCATACCAGCGACCGTGGTGAGATCACCTTGGTCTAGTTTCTCAACGGATTTGGACAGGCTTGT